CCGCCAACAATATCTTGGACTTGTTCGTTAGTAAGAGTTGCAGTAATAAAACCAGCACCATTTGTAAGCTGATTAGTATTAGTGACATTAGTAGCACCAGCAGCAATGCCATCAAGTTTTGAACCATCACTAGCAATGTCACGACCATCAACATTTCCTGATACAACTATATTGCCTGTTACTGAGACTCCCGAACTACTGGTCTCAAACTTTTTACTGCCATCGTAATATAGCTCTACTGAACCATTTTCAGTAGCTCTTATCATCTCTTCATTACTAGCAGCATTATTAACTTGAAGCCTGCTGGTTTGAAGAACTAAAAATCCTGTTCCTGTATCTGCAATTCTGCTGTGACTTCCATCGTGATAAATTTCTAAATCGTTACTATTCCCAAAACGAATTTTTTGATTATCAACTAAATCTATATTTGTAGCTAGATCTGTTCCAACGATTGTTCCATCTACTATCTTTGCACTCGTAACACTATCGTCTGCTGGTACTGATATGCCAATACTTCCATAAGTAATAATAAAGAAATCTGAACCTATAGCTGGTGCTGCTGCAAATATAATATCTGTACCATCCAAGGCAAAACCTTCACTTGGACTTGTGCCAGAATTAGGTTTTTGTATTACACCATTTATACTTACTAATAATTGTTGTGCTGATACATCTGGTGGATTGCTTAATGTGAATCTTGTAGCTGAACCGTTAAAACTAGCACTACCACCACCAGATCCAGATGAAGAAGATAACGTATTAATAAATATATCTGAACCACCACCTCCAGAACCGCTTATTTCTGCAACAGTACCATTATCTTTTTTTGTAAAAAGCTTACCTGTATCTGTTCTTATCGCTATTTCACCAAGGACAAGATCACTTGCAGATGGGTCACTGCCAGTTCCTCTTTTTAATTTAATTGTATTTGCCATTAATCGACCCTCCTAATGGTTTGTACTAATTAAAATGTACCTCCGTCAATATCGAAACCACTTACAGCACCATTTTCTAAAAATGTAACTAAGTCAGAAAATGCAACTTGCACCATTGTTCCATTATCATTCACAACCATACGATCAGCTAAAGCAAGAGTTGTTGATGTTGCACTTGTACTTCCGTCTAATTTAGATACTTCTGATGCTGATAAGTCTGCTAAAGCACTTGCTGTACCGCTAGACATGGTTGCAAGTTCTGTTAATTCAGCATCTAATGGCTGTTTATTATCTAATTGTGTTTGAATTGCAGAAGTAACACCATCAACATAATTTAATTCTGTTGTACTTAATGTTGCTCCGTCCAATATCTGTACTTCAGCTTCTAATAAATCAGCTAAAGCATTAGCTGTTGTTTGACCCATAGTTGCAAGCTCTGTCAACTTATCGCTATGAGGCTCAACATCCGTTCCAATCGCAACACCAAGATTTGTCCTTGCTGCTGATGCTGTTGATGCACCAGTACCACCATGTGCTACGGCTATATCAGTTGCGTTCCAAACACCAGTTGAAATAGTACCAACAGATGTAAGACTAGATGCAACAACAGTTGAGCCAAGACCTGTCTTACTAACAACAGATACACCATCAATTCTAAAAACCTTACCTGTCGCAAGTTCTAAATTTTCTGATGATGTCCAAGAATCAGTAGAATCAATCCAGTTAAATGTTTTATCGCTTGTACCTTTTAAGGTAATTCCACCACCAGACGCACCAGCATCAGTTGGAGATGATGTAGCTCCAAGCACGATGTTTTTATCATCTACACTCATTTCACTGGAATTGACGGTGGTCGTAGTACCGTTAACAGTTAAATTGCCAGTTATAACTAAATTTTGTGTAACAGTAAACCCAGATACAGACGCACTAGATATATCAAATCCACCAGTAAAAGTTTTATCGCCTGATATTGTTTGTGTTCCTGTTTTATTTACAAAAGCACCATCTCCAGCAATAGCTAAAACTGTTGATGCAGAACCTCCAGCACCCCCTGTACCCTCTCCGTAATACAGCGTATTATCAACTTCATTAAAAGCTAATTCTGCATTTTCTAATGTACTAGGTGCGCCAGCAGAGCCACTACCTCTTCTTTTTATTCTTAGCGTGTTTGGCATGGGTTAATACCTTGTTTAAAAATTACCACCATCAGTGAGTTCTGATGTAGTCACTGTAGCATTAGATTTGTAGGTTTGAGCAGTTTGGTCGTAGTAAATTAAACTACGATCAATTCTGCCTGTTTCATCTAATTCTATTCCCTTTGCTCCTTGTGCGCCAGCCGTTACTACAGAAACAACTTTAGTCTCTCCGTTGACAGTAACTGTATTCTTAGTGGTAGCAATAGAAACTTTAGTACTCATCTTGTATAACTTTGCGATACTGTTATCTTACCTTCAACATAATATTCTTTCAAACCATTGGTGTTTGTTAACATTACGTCATAATATAATTCGTCTGGAAAATTGAGGGTTTGTTGATCTGTTAAAGATAAAAAAAACTTACCAACAAGTTTATTTTCACTTGTAGCTGTCACATTAAAATCTGCATATTTACATTCCCTTTCTTTATCCCAAGCTTCTGCTTCAATAGTAAAACCAGTTAAATCCATTGGAACTATTGTGCCATTTTCTTGTGTAGAAGACAAAATATACTCTTCGTTCCAATCTGCTGCTCTTTGTAAAGTAAAATTTCTAAGTCCGGGATTTACAGCCATTACTAAGCAGATTGTAGCTCTGATTCTGGAGGCTGAGTTGCTTCAACCTCAGTTACAGGTGGTTCAATCTTATTATACGCTGCAATTTCTCCATTTATTGTATCTACTTGACTTTTAATTTGGAATTTTTCTGATTGTATTTGTTTTTCAGCATTTTCAAGCTCATTATATCTTTTTACAAGTTCTTTACCTCTTTCTTGAGCTTCAGATCTTAATTTTGAAATAGTAGACATAGATAAAAATTATTTGTTCCCTATTATATCAATTCCCTACTATTATGCTACAGGTATAAGTGCAAACTTAAATTTTTTACCTGTTCTATGATTAAGTAAATACAAGTCTTCATGTCCTTCTTGTATTGTGTAATCTCCCCAAGTTCCGTCTACATCATTTGTTTTACCTTTATTAGACATATTCAAGTCATTAATATACAAGTTTGCCCAAGGTTGAGAGGATGATCCTAAACTACGAGTTCCATCTGGTCTTACATCTCCATAAAATGTAATAACTCTATTGTGAACTAAAACATTTCTTACATTATTAGACCATAATTCTAATTGACCATCGGCTCTCTGACCTATACCAGTATCGTTGTCTCCTATAGCTATAGCTGCATAAAGATCAGAATTAAAAGTACTAGCTGGTGTAGTGCCAATACCTATTTTTCTACCGCTAAAATTAATAACTCCAGAACAAGTATCATTAGCATCTGATCTTAAAAATGAACCAGAATCAATCCCATCTACACTTGTAGCATTTACAGCAGTAAGGCCAGAGCCATTACCGCTAAAGCTTGTAGCTGTTACTGAACCGCTAAATACAGAATTTTTACTACGATCAATAGCAAGTGCAGTATCTAAGCCTACTATGTTCCAATTTGTACCAAATTTTAATTTGTCATGGTCTGAATTATCTATACCCATATGCCAACCAGCCACACCATTAACATCCAAAGATATAAATGGGTCACCACCAGAAGCACTATTAGTTCTTACGGCAAGAATAGAGTGAGCATTACTAGCAGCATTTGAATTATAAATATAGCCAACAGCAACATTATTATTACTAGGATCGCCATATGTATTACCAGAACTTTGAACATATAATTTTACTGAAGGGCTGCCTCCAATACCAAAGCCACTAGAATTTAAAAAAGCTCTATTACTACCAGATTCAGATCTTAACAATAATGAATCTGCGTCAAGATGCAATCCATCACCATCACCTCTTATATATTGACTACCTTCTGAATTTTGAAATCTTACATAATTAGCAGTGCCAGAAGAAGTATAAAAATGTAAATTAGCCTGTGGATTTTGAAAGTTACCAATACCAATATTACCGCCAGAATCTACTACAAGTCTTTTTACGTCTGATGTTTTCAAAACTAAATCTGCTGCTTCAATAGCTGCTATTTCAAGATTGCCTACACCTCTATGTATTAAACTTGATTGTGCATTTGCTCCAGCATTAAATCTTTGAAGTCTTAACCCATAATCTGTATAAGTACCATCTCCAACTAAATCAATATAAGCACTTCTATTACCACTACCTCCAGTACCAATCTCTAATCTGCTATCACTAGAGCCATTACGCAGTCTAAAAGTACCAGTAATATCAAGGGTATATGCAGGGTCAACTGTGTTTATTCCGACCTCACCCGATGCTTCGATGGTTAATCGGTCAGTACTATTTGTAGTAAATCTAATTTCATTAGCTGATGGTAAATAAAAACCATTCGCACCTCTTTGACTTCCAGTTGCTTCAAATCTTGCAGCAGTCGCATGATTTGTAACGCTAAGATTATTTCCACTTAATGATGACGTAGCTGTAATATTTCCAGCCTCAACATTTACAAATTTATGAGTACCGCCTGTACCTTCCAATCTTTCAAACCCATTATTAGCTGCGTTACGTCTTTCAAATTGACCAGAAGATGCGTTCCATCTAATTGCTCTTACAGGATATGTTCCAGTATGTGTTGTACCATCAGAAAACAAAGATGAGATTGTATTGTCTCTCTCTTTTAATTCAGTAATGAAATTTGTGTATGTACTTGTTAATTCTGGTTTGTTAAAATTAGCCATGTTTAAACTCCTCTTACAGTAAAGTCTACTGTATTTGTTCCTGTTGGAGCATTTCCGTCTTCATCAAATAAAAATATTTTGAAGCCAGTAGGTGTTGGTTCATCAAGAAAATCGTAAATAGCAAATTTAGCAGTTCCAGTAGATCCTCTGATTTGCAAAGATATTGAGCTTACATCAAGAAAAGCTTTTGTTGTCCCAGCAAAGAAATTAACCTGTTTACCAGAGGCTGCTTCACTTTGGCTAATATCAACACTACCTTGATCTGTTTGTTGTTTCAAAAATAATTTTTGACTTATATTATTAACCCTTATTAAATCATTATTACCTGATGCTGACAACGTAAATTTTACTTTTACATATCTAAAGTTTAATCCTAAAACATTTGATGCACCATCTTCTAAATCTGTAAAGTTTGTTCCGTCTGTACCTATTGAAATTCGTGGGCTTATAGTAACTCCATCTCCAATCGTTTCAATAACACTCATGTCTACTTGAATCCTACTAGCTGGAATTACTGCTCCAAAATCTAATATTTCTTGAAATTCACCACTGTTTTCTGACGGTAAAGCATATTCTAGATTTGCTCCAAAAGAACCAAAAGTAGGATATTGAGGACTAGCTTGAGAGCCATTACCTATAAAATGATCTTGAAAAGTCCTTGAACTATCTAAACAGAAAAATATTTCATTTTTATCAATAAAGCCGTTAGTAAATGTTGCTGGTGATGAGTATGAGATGTTACCTGTTGTTTGCCTTTGATTTCCGACTTCAAATTGGAATGTATTTTGTGTTACTTGTTTGGTTACATATATTTTATTATCGTCAGGAGTTCCATTAGCACCACCACTCGTAAAATTTATATTTAATTGTTGATTATTAGATAAGCCATGATTTATTTTTGTCACAGTAACGACTAAACCTGCGCCAGTATTTGTATCGTTTGATTGAGAATATGTGCCTGTAATTGTTCCAGAAATTAAAGCACTATTTCTTTCTGCATTAAGAACAAAATCGGGTGGCTCATCTACTATTACTGAAATACCATCTCCTCCAAGTGCTTCAATTTTTGCACTATTTACAGCAGTAACGATATAAGTAAACGTACCACCAACTTGTTCAAATACTGTAGTAAATCCACCTTGTTTTGCTCCAATTAAATTAGCAGCAGTCTTATTTGTTCTATAAATGTTGTAATAAATTATTGGAAGGTCAGAATCAGGTTCTTGCCATCTCAGCAATACGTTATTATCAACCACTTCAGCTTCTATCGTTGTAATATTATCAGGTGGATTTGCAGTAATAGCTACATTACTTAAAGCACCCTCATTGCCGTTAATATCTAAAGCTCTTACATAATATGTTTTTTGTGTTTGCACAGTACCTCCAATTTCATCTTTAATCCATTTCTCTGTTAGTTGAGTACCGTTTTGTTGTGCTACTAAAACTGATTGTGCAAATGACTGTGTTCCTTTTGATCTATAAATTTTATAATCAGCTATAGGCAATCCGTTAGATGTTTTTGTTACAGGTGTCCATGATATTTTTGCACTTTCATCTACTAGCACTCCTGTTAAACCTGTAGGTGCTGGTGGCAAATCAAAACTTACATCTGGGTAGTTTTGAATACCTGTGCGACCAAAAGTTTGTATATCCCCATTACTGTTAACAGCAGCAACCCAAAACCTTCGACTACTGTTCCATGTAACATCAAGCAAAAAACTTGTAGAACTTACACGAGTAACAAATGATGCAGCACCAGCATCAGTAATGTTAGTTGCGCTTTGTTTTATTTCATATTCTTTTATTTTCGTACTACCAACAGTAGGAACTTCCCAAGATAATTTTAGCTGACTATTCTCATATTGATAACTTATATTTGGTGCTTGAGCTAATACAAAATTTATTGGTAAAGCTAAAGCTGTCCCTACATTACCAGCAATATCAACTGCTCTAATATTAAAAGTTTGATTACTGTTAAAAGTAACAGGTAATTGAAAAGTAGTAGATTTTGATTTTCCTAATAAGTTTGCATCACTTATAGCACCTTGATATATTTCATATTCTTCTATTGCATAGCTTCCAGAAGCTGGAGCTTCCCATTTTAAAATTAAGTTATCATCACTAAAAATACCTGTTCCATTTTGAGGCGCAGATGGTTCTGATATTGTTAAAGATATTTCTGCTGCATCAACAGATTGATTACCATCAGCATCAAAAGCTTTTATTGAAAATCTTTGTGATACCGTACCTGTAGGTATTGTACCAACTTTAAATGATGTACCTTTTATTTTTCCTAATGATGTACCTGTAGACCATGATCCCTGTTTTATTTCGTATTGTTCTATATCCAAATCTGCAAAACTTGGAGGCTGTGGAGTTGCAGCAGTCCAGTTTAAAACAATTCCAATATGAGGGTCTATTGTTCCGCTAAAACCTGACACATTACTTGGAGGTGCAGATTTACCAACTGCTTTGAGGAAATAATCTCCAGTAATTTCATCTTGACCATTTAAATAATTTTGAGTTCTTGTTGTTAATGCAGAAGCAGATCTTACCCCTGCTGCATTTACACTTCTTACCTCAAAATCAAACCTCGATTCATTATTAGTAGAATCAATAATTACATCTGAAATTTCAAAATCACTTCCATTAACAACAACTGTTTTAATATTTCCCTTATCTTGTCTATATTTCACTTCATACCTGTTGACACCTAAAACAGGCTGCCATCCAACAATAATTTTTATTCGTATCGTATCTTTAAATCTATATAACTGTTCTATTGGATATTTAGTGGTTGATCCATCAGGATTTCCTCTTTCAGCAAATCTTGCTGGAGGTGCTGGAATTTCATTTAAATTTGTAAAATCTCTAAAACTTAAAGTTTCTAATTGTTCTGCGAAATCATATTTACTTTCATTATGAGTTACTCCTGTAATTGAATATTGAAAGTCATCTTTTTCTTCTACAGATATAACTTTGAACTTTTGTGTTTCTATATTTTCAGCACTTGTTCCCTGCGTAGTTTCCAGTATCCATATTGAGTTTAAATTTGGTGCGACTGTTTGTGTTGTAAGAACATAATCTTCTTCGTTAAAATTATATAAAGTATTAGTAGTAGACAAGAAATAATTATCAGTATTATTGTTACTATCCTGTATTTTTTGTACAAAGTTACCAACTACGGTAATTGTATTACCAGAAATACTTGCAACTGTATTTGTAGAAACAGTGCCATTAGGCATAATTACATGAAGAGTCCTTGTATATGTAACTCCATCAGCAGGTAAATCAGTTATAGAAGTATCGTCAATAGTAATTTGATTCGTGCCGTTTACACCCATTATTCTCCCTGCTCTTCTTACTCCAGCCCTTACAGGATCTGCTATTTCAATAATTTGGCCGGGTCTGCATAGTGCTGCTGCTTCTAAATTGGTTGTAAATGCAACTGTCTCAGTTTCATTTGCCAGAGAATAAAGTAACCATCGCCCAAGTCTTCTTGCTTGATAGCGTGATGTAACTCCAAATGCGTCTATGTTTTTTGTATTTACACCATATTTAGCTATAGCTGATTCATCAAGAACCTCTTCATAAGCTGTATCTCTAAGAGTTAAATCTAAATATTTTACTACTGCAACAGTTGTTCTTGTTTTAACTGATGACGAAGAATATTGAAATCCATCAGGCAATACATTTGCCAATGTAAATAAGAAAGAAGTATCTTGTCCTTTACGATCTTGTATAAGAGATAATTTACCAGCAGTGTACATAGCCATACCTCTAAATACTGAACACAAATTATTAATTACTTTAAAAGCGTCATCTCTTTTATTAATAACTACATTTAATGAAAATCTAGGTTCTGTAATTGTTGTTTCTGTTCCATCATTCAATCTTGATTTAAAAGTAACTAATTCTGAACAATATTGACTTGTAGCATAAAAAGAATAAATATCTAAATTAGAAGCTACACCAGTAGAAAAATTAGCTTTTTCTGCGTCAGTTAGTATTTCATCTCCTAACCCAAACCTTCTTGAAACTAATAAATCGTATAAACACCAAGCTGGATCTGTAGTCCATGTAGCTGCTTGCAATACACCATTAAAAACGTAGCCACTGTCATAAATTATTCTGCCATTATTTGGATCTACATTTACGTTGCCTGAAGCATTAGATGCTGGGATTCTTACCTTTGTACCTCGAATACGAAAAGCCCTTTTAGGAATACTTGAAAATTGTTCAGCATCAACTCTAATGCCAACTAAAGCACAGTTAGGATAATTAAATATTTGCAAAACTTCAACCGAACCTGACGTAATAGTTTGAGACACACTTGTACTTATTTTAAATTGATCTCTACCAACTACTTCGGTGACTTGTGTGGCACTAATATTATCTGTAGGTTTCGATGGTGTACCAGTATTAAAAGTTAACTTAACAGAATCCCCAACTATTAAATTATGAAAAGGTGCATTAATCGTAATAACCTGTCCAGATTGACTATATGTTGCATCTTGTTTTTTAAAACCAAACTTTATTTCTTGAAAACTTACTACTCTAAAAGTGCTTTGATGACTAATAAGATCCAAGTCATCTAAATTTAAGCTTGAATCGTCATCAGTAGTTCTTCTGACTCTAAAAGTAACAGGGAATGTGTTACCAGTTAATTGGAAAGTATGTTGATCCTGATACAAATCAGGAGTTCTACCGTTAACTTCTCTTCCAACAACATTTCCATCCTCGTCAGTATCATTGAAGCCAGCTAAAAAAGCAAAAGCACCACTACCTTGCTGTTTCTCTATTGTGTATCTAAAAGATGTACCTTGCGTGTCTCCATTTTTTTTTATCTTTTGCAATACTGGTACACCAATAGTAAGAGTCACAGCATCAACACTCGTATCTGTTATTTGAAAAGTTACACCAGTACCACTTTTGTTAACGTCTGAATTAACAGCAGTTGGAGATGAAGCCTCAGTTTCAAAACCCGGAACTACATCTTGACTTGCAGTACCACTTCTAACGTGTAAAGTAACGTCATCAAAATTTAATGAACCATCAGAGTTCATTACTGGTGTATCGTTTAAAAATACAGATCTTTGCCAAGCATTAGTATTTGGCACATTGTTGTGATTGTATAAGCCCTCTATTTCACCTTCTGATATTACGTCAATAATTTTTGCGTGTGATCTACTATCTAAAGAATCTGGATCGGTTTTAGAAGAGTTACCTCCACCTTTACCGCCTCCACCAGAACCTGCAATAAAATTCTGTTCAGTCATTTAGGTAGTCTCCGAATCTTCAGTTACGACACGAGCAGACACAGGAATACTTCCAGTTATCACATCTCCATATATTACAGGAATTGCAGTTCCAGCCCTTGCAGTGTTTTGAATCCCACTAAAACTAAACGAATTTCTGGGATCTCCCTCGCTATCATCGACTTCTGGAGTTGGTGTAAGCAGACCAGCTATCCCATTTAAAACTAAAACTATACCTAATTTACCAGCAAGTGCAGGCCAGCTAATACCTCCATCTACTAAAAGAGGAGCTTTTAAAAATTCTCCAAAAGTCATTGTTCCTGAGAATCCTCCAGCAAAAGCAAACCCAAGTCCTATCAATGCAATACCAGCTAATATTTTTCCAACATTACCAGCACCAGCAACAACAGGTATTATTTTTATTTCATCGTAACCAGCAGGGTATAAAATCTCTTCATAATCTAAAGCTGTGTTGCCAAGTTTTACTTGATAAAACTGCTCAGACATATGTTTATCTAGACCTTTAAAATTAACTGCTAAAAATCTTATAGCTTCAGCCGGTGTGTTAGCGACAGCTTCAAATTCATTTTGACCACCGCAATATTCCGCTAAGTTTCCATATAGTTTTATCTTACGCAGCATATCGTAACCTCATACCAGTAGCTTTCATAAGCCATTCCCCATAAAAGTCTTTTGAACTTAGTCTACCTTGAATATGATGAAGCACCATTTGTTTACCAAGATATACTCCTACATGATTTAAACCTGTGCTGTTAAGAGAAAACAAGAGGCTATCGCCTTCTTGTAATGCTTCTTCATTGCCAAGCTGTCTAAATCCAGTATCTTCAAAACATTTATCAAAGTATGGATTTTCTCTAAATTCTTCTGGATCATTTGGTCTTTTCCAATCCCTAAGAATAATACCTTTACTTTCATAATAATCTTTTGTTAATGTCCAACAATCATGTACTCCCCAAACCCATTTCCTACCTATAAGAGAAGCTTTGTATCCAGAAGGCGCAAAGTTGTGCCATGTATTAACTCCAACCCCATATATATACCAAGGTAACTTGGTAAGTTCACAGGCAGCTTTGTCCGCTTCACTTGGTAGTGGAGATTGATAAGGGTGTGAATGAAATATTGACATTATTGTTCCACTATCTTCAGCTTCTGCCCAATCTTCTGGATCAATAATAAAATGATCTAATGGATTAATTGCAAGATTTTTACAAGGTATATATTTCTCTTTACCTTTGATACAAACAACTAACCCACAAACTTCACTAGGAAACTCATTCTTTGCGTGTTCTTCTGCTTTAGTTTTCCAATCAAGCATGGAATGACCCAATACCGGGGAATATACTTGGTAGTGCTTGTCTTTTAGGAATTTTTACATTTGATAAATCAAAGATTGCAGCAAGCTCAAACTCTACTACTTGCCTATTTTCTAATGATTTACGGTCAATATAATAGACATCATCTGGAAACCTTATTGACGCATTTGCATCAGGATTAGAATAATTTGAAATTGTTATATTATTTCCCATACCATTTCCATGAACAGTGCAATAATACTTCAATGATGTAGGAGCATTTGCTGGAACTGTAATAGTAGTTCTAGCTCCTTGCGAACCTGCCGTTCCAACTGTTGAAACACCTGCGGTATAAGGTGTATCATTAGTTTGCCTAAAAGCTATAGGATGACCAGCGTTAGAATAATCATGTTGATAAAAAATATATGTACCGCCTTTAACTAAAGTAAGCGTAGGATTTGTAACTCCATTTAAAGCAAACTTGTTACCACCGCTATTAACTACTGTTACGTTATAAGTTGTAGTGCCAGCACTAAAATTTGTTGAATCTAAAAATTTAGCTAATGTTCTTATTCTTGTAACTTTTGCTCCTATTAAATTGTTAAATGGAGTGACAGAGTTAACACTTGCTAAAATTGCACTAACTGTACTAAATAAATTACTAACTCTTAAAGTAGGTCTTGGTAACTGCTGATCTTTACCACCTTTATAATCAAAACCTTCAGCTTCTATTGGTAGAGCAGAATATGTTACACCATCTAAAACTAACTCACCAATCGAATTAGTAGCCACTCCAGAGTGCCATCTATAAATAGTTGTAGCACCATGCAAATTTTGCGATAATTGCAATTCAAATAATTCAATAATTGCACTAGGATCTGTTTTTTGTAATTCAGATATAAGTACACTCATATTTCAAACACCTCTATAAATTCCAGATTAATGTCGTTTAAATTATATGCAACCTTTGTGACGTTAATCTTTTGACAAAGCCATTTTCCTGTTAATCCGTATGGAGGAGTCCAAGTAAATGCTTTTTGACCGTTGTTACCACCAGTAGACGATTCAAAAAAATTTAAAATATTTGTTGTTACAGCGTCAGTTCTTTTTTCATAAGGCAACTTCCAGAGTCTTCTTTTTGTATTTAAACCTTTTAAAATACGCTGTTGATAACCATCACCCAGATTTACAACAGTAACGTCTTGTTGTATCTCAAGTTGTGGACTAAAACTAGGTGAAACGTCAGATCCTACAGTGTTTGCATCGTAAGTTGCCATTAGTTGTAAAGTAAACCTCCCGGTCTTTTTTGTTTTACAATTTCAGCTTCTATAGCTACTCCTATTAATCTACCAAATTCTTTTGATCTTGAGTTATCTCCTTGTGCTGCTGTGCCTTTTGCATCAACATTAACAACTACATTACCCATACCTCCAGAGGCTTCAACTCCAAGTTTTCCATTGCTATGTCTTCTTAAAGGCATAATTGCTTCTGCACCAGCTTCTCCCATAAGACCCATTCCGTTAGCCATTGGGAATAATGTGGGTTTATTAACTATGCCTCCATAGGCATAAGGAACAATCTTGTTTTTAGCGAAAACATTACCTTTAGCATTATTAAAACTTTCCATTGTAACTTCACCTGTTGTCCCCCCACTTACAACTCCACCATCAGCCAAACCAAGGAACTTTTTAAAAGGACTAAATATTGTTTGGAATAATATTGCTTTTAAAATCATTTTTTGTATATCAATAAGTATAGATCTTGCTAATTCTGCAAATGACGCTTTTCCTGTAACCATTAAGTCAACAAAAGAATCTGCTAGGCGATCAATAGCTCCAACAGCATATTGACTTAAATTTGTATTCAAATCTGTGACTGAATCATATAATTCTTTAAATGACTGCTTGAAACCTTTTGTTTGTTCTGTTGCGTCTTTTAATTTTTCTTCTATATCTTCAATCTCCAAACCTAGCTTATTAGCATCTCCTCCTATTTCTTTATATATTTCTGCTGCTCTTTTTTGTATTTCTAAATTTTTAACTTCTTCCTCACCAATCAAACCAAGCTCTTCTTTAATTTTTGCAAGATTTAATAGTTTTTCTATGTCACTTGTAGGGTCATCAAACTTACTCGTTGCACCAGAATCTTCTTTGTTTAAGAAATCTAACCTATTGTCTCTTGTAAATATATATTGATCCCTTTTATCAGCTTGTAACATACTTATATCAAAAGCACCTGTTTTCGCAAATCTCCTTCTACCCATCTGTGTCATCGCATCTTTACCACCAACCTGCTCAAGAGCAAAGGCTTCTGCCATTGCTTTTTGACTTTCCTTGCGTGTTCCTTTAAAGAATTTAAGAACTGCCGTTAAAGCATCAGCCATACCTGCAATAAACTTTTGAATCATTGCCCCAACAGGTACAAATAAATCTCCAAATTCTTTTTGCAATGCTTTTAAAGATACAGCCATTCTTTGACCAGCATCAACTGATGAATTTGCCATTTCCTCGGCAGCAGCAGCATGATCCTCGCTAAGTTTGACAACAAACTTCATAACATCATTCAGACCAACTGTTCCATCTCTTAAATCTTTTTGTAGTTCTGGTAGTGATCTGCCTGTTGCATTTGCAAATTTAACAACTGCTCCCGGTAATCTTTCTCCAAGCTGGCCTTGTAATTCTTCAGCCGACACCTTACCTTTACCAAAGATCTGCGACATGGCTCGTATCGCAGATTGTACGTCTTCAGCATCTCCACCAGTTGCTTTAATAGCTTCTGATACACCTTTAAATACTTTCTCAGCGTCATCAACATTACCGCCAGCACCAATGACAGACGCAGACAATGTAGTAAATTGTTTTGTAGCTGCTCCTAAAGGTACATTTAATCTTTTAGAAGTTGTAGAAATTACATTTTGTGCTTTTTCAAATTCCCCTTGTGTTTTAGTAACACCTTTTAATGCTATTTCCAATTTTTGAATTTGTGCTGAATATTCAGCAGCAGCTTTCGCAGCTTTTACAGTTTCAACAGCAGCACCTACAGCAACACCAATAGCAGCCCCTTTTACCCCTCCAACTGCTGCTCCTGATAAGCCAAAAGAACCAACAGCACCTAAATTACCAGCAGCCCCAGATCCAGCTATTGCTCCAAGTGCTGCTCTTTGCCCAACACCCATATTTTTTGCAGATCCAATAATGCTATCTCTAAACTTTCCAAATCTGCCTCTGGTGTCAGGCATAGGGCCGATAGGCTGTGCGTATTGTGTACCCGGCTGTATGCTTAGACTTGCATTTAATTTATTTATCTCGTTTGTAAAACGACTATACGCTGCACCGCCCTTATCAACTTGATCTCTTAAAACCTTAAAAGCTGCTATTTGATCCTTAATAATTTTATTGCTTTTAGCTAATCCACCATTAAAACTCTTAGCTCTTTTATCTACTCGTAAAATACTAGCGACTGTATCGTTTAAACTTTTTTTATTTAAAACAAGAGTTTTATTTATTTTGCCAAACGTGGCATTTAACTTTTTTAACTCATCATTTCCAAAAGTCTTTATACTAATTTTTACTGTATTAGTCTCAGTCGCCATCTATCACTGCTCCTTACTATTGAGTTTTTTAACAGCAACAGCTTCCATTAGTTGTAAACCAGCGAGCATTTCTTGTCGGTTATCTACATGATAGATGTCAAACAGACCTCCAGCAAGCAATAATACCTCATACTTTAATCCTACTACACCTCCAAAAGATGTGTTCCATTGTGTTTGGCAACGAAGGAACATATTAACAATATCCCAATTCTCATCAAAAACTTCAAAATCTGTTTCTTCTTTTGGTTGCTCCTTGATTTTTACACCAAACGCTGCTGCGTCTTTCTGTGTTTCATCTATAACTTGTTTGCCACCCGAAGCCCAATATAAGGCAGCATCAGCTAGTTTCCCGATTGTGCGTTTGCGTAGAAAGACTTAAAAGCGTCTAATACACCAGCAACAAAATCTGTATCTTCTGCAAAGATTTTTAATTCTGCCTTTGAGAACTGAATAGGAGTTCCATCTTCTTCATTAAGATCCTCCCAACCAACTAAAACTTTTTCTAATGCTTTGAACTCACTTTCCTCATTAAATGAATTTAATTCAGATCTTGATAAACGCTTAAATTTACCAATAAACTCACTTGTGTCAAACTCACCAATATTAGTTTCAGATGGTGTTTTAACTTGAACAGGCCAAGAATAAACCTTGGTCTTTTTCCTAACAAATGCCATAAATTAAGATATATACTTCTTTACTCTACCTCAGTAGTCAATACTTACTAAGTAAAAATTAGGCTCATTTCATCGTTTGCTGCACTTGGTACAAGTGTGTATGGGATTTCTAACATAGTAACCCCATCAGCTTCTCCGTAACTGACATCTCCAATATCTACTTTATTACTTATAAACTGCACCTTATTACCTGCTGTTGTTCCATGTAAAAACTGCAAATTACCTAATGAAGCATCTGTTAAAGCAGCAGCAAAGAAATCTTTAGTTCCAAGTGCTGGTGCTTCAATAGATACAGAACCATTAGCTGCTCTGTCAGTAATTAATACTTCTTTTGTGCCTCCAACAAGTTCTCTATAAACCAAGCTATTACCAACATCCATTGACAAATTCATCAATGCGCCAGAATGTGACAATAATGAAAATCCACTTGTATTGCCATTCTTAAATATTAATGGAGTAGCTTGTGCGCCATAGGTAACACTTGGTAAGGCAGTATCAGTTGGGGCATTGTAGATTCCAGTAAAAGAAAAGTCGATTGAAGGAATTTCACCAACGGCAGCACTAAGGACAAAACTTCCTCGACAGCCAGTAACGATATGTCTTACCCCATCTACGTTGTAGTGAATTGTAACTGAGGTGAAACTTGCTGAAACAGGTGCGTAAGTAACGCTAGTTCCCGAACTAACAGTTTCGCTGAAACCACACGCTTTTAGCGCACTTCCATATCTTGGAGCAGTTCCGGCTGTGCCAGACCCAGCTAGTTCTACTGAAAATGTACATTCAACTTTAGTGTTTGCAAGTAGCTGCTCAGATGCTCCTAAGTAAGGTCTAACAACATCTCTGTTTACCACATCACTAGATTGCGGTGTAATTGACAGATCTCTTACAAGAACAACATCTGTTGCTGCTGGAGTTGGATCTGTTCCATAGCTGCTCTCAGCTTCAATTAGAATTACTCTCTTTCTTGTCAGTTGTGCCATCTGTAGTTACCTCAGTAGGGGGTTCAGCTTGTGTTGTTTGTTGAACTAGCTTTGCTTTGCCAGTTTTAGGGTTCAGTATGTAAGTACCGCCCTCATTTGGAATTTCATGCTTCATATTAAACAATCAGGGTTGTTAGGGTAACAGGTTGATTGTAGATCATGTTGACAAATCGTTATAACTACTCCTGTAATCCACTTCATACTCACAGGATATTATCCCTGCTGGTTGATCTGCCTCAACAACATCAAAGGTTACTGTGAGTGGCCTTACATCAATCGCAAGTCCTCCTAAAGTTGGATCGCTAACGATTTTAGTATGCAAACTCTCAATAGTAGGATCTGCTGTAGTATCAGGAGTTTGTGATCTAACAACTACAACTATTCTCACTCTTAATGTCCAATCTAGTTTTAAGTAAGTTGCACTATTAACAGTAGGTTCGTCTGTTATAAACTCTAAAACCAAAGAAGGAGATTCATCTCTTGTCATTGGCTCTACCCTGCTTCTATAAATGCGAGTTCCTACACCTGTAGTTCCTGTAAGGTTTGTTTTGATTTTCGCTAATATCTGTTCTCTTTTACTAGCCATCTCAAACCTTCATCAATGAAATTACAGATAAAGTACCATCATCTATTTTTCTAGCACTTCT